AGTCGAAAAACTAATTAACACCTACCCCGACCAATTACAAAGAGAAAACTTAGTCGTAGTCCCAGATGCCGCAAGCCGTCAGCGCACTACCACCAACGCCGCAGAATCAGATCTTAGCTTACTAAAGAAAGGAAAGTTAATCGTTAAAGCACAATCAAGCAACCCACTTGTTGCCGACCGAGTTAACTGCGTCAACGTCTTGTTATTAGCGAACCGCCTCAAAGTACACAATTCTTGCAAGTACTTAATTAAGTCCCTAGAACAACAAACCTACGATAAAACCGGTAAACCTACCAAAGGAATTGGTGGCTTAGATGATATCTCCGGACCTGTAGATGCTTTAGGATATGCAATAAGTTATCTGGCTCCACTACGGCGATGGTCGAGTGGTGGTTCAACCATTCGTATCTACTAGAATAGTGACATGACTGTTTCCGGCTCCACCTACCCCAAGCGTCCGGGTAAAAATTCGCTTATTGATTTAGGTGGATTAACCGGAAGGGTAGACATCCCCAAAAACGACCAACCCGAAGACCCAAGCGCGAAGAACGCGGCAGTTCTCGGCATGATCCCTTTCTGGGATCCAATCAATACCTGTGTTGGTGGTACAAAGACCATTCGCCAAAACGCGGAGAGCATTATCCCGCGCGAACCACGCGAAGACGACGACGCTTATGGCCGTCGCATCTTCCACTCAGTCATGCCACCATTCCTACAGCGACTAGCTTCTCAAGCTGCGGGAACAATCCTAAGAAGAGGCATCCACCTAGAAGGAGGCGACCAAGAATACTGGAGCGAGTGGGCAAAAGATGTAACAGGCGACGGCACACCCCTCAACGAATTTGCTAGACGAGTATTAGTCGATGCGCTGTTGTATGGACATACCAGTGTCTTGGTGGAATCACCGAAAGACTTGCCCAACAACCTAGCTGAGATGAGATCCGGCGATTACCGCCCATACCTATGCCCAATCGAAGCACAACAAATATGTGGCTGGAGAACAGAAGGAAATAGAGCCCAAGCTGACTTAACTCAGTTACGTTATTCTGAAGTTGTAAGTGAACCCGAAGGAAGATTTGGAGAAGATGTCATCGAGCAAGTGCGAGTTCTCGAACCCGGCAAATACGAAGTCTGGAGAACAGAAAACGCAACCACCGGAAGAAACGCCGGCTGGTACTTGCACGAATCCGGCAGTTACGACCTCGACCAAATCCCAGTCGTCACCGTGTATTCCAACCGTCTCGGGACACTCCTTTCTCGACCCCCGCTATTGGAGGTCGCGAACCTAAACATCGCATACTGCCAACGCTTTACTGATTACCACCACAGCATTCACGTAGGCAGTCAACCAGTCTTCGTACTAAAAGGATTCGACCCCGACTCCGACAATAAGTTAGGTCTATCAGTAAACACGGCTGTTCTCCTACCTCCAGATGGAGATGCTTCCTACGTATCTAGTAATAGCGATTCATTCCAATCTCAACTGGATTGCCTACGCACACTCGAAGAACAAATCAGCAGCCTTGGAATTAGTACATTAGCTAGGCAGAACATCACGAATGCTGCGGCAGAAGCCAAGCGACTCGACAGAATTGACAGCGATTCAATCATGTCAATCATCAGTGAAGATCTAGCCCGCGCAATCACTGACATCATAAAAATTGCAGCCGACTACGCAGGTGTAGAAGCACCAAACGTAACCATCCCACGTGATTACGAGAACCGCCTACTCGACGGCAACCAAATCACTGCAATGCTTCAACTCCAGATGCAAAACCAAATCTCGCAAGAGACATTGCTTCGCATCTTGCAAGAGGGTGAAGTTATTCCTCCTTATGTAGAGCTAGATAAAGAACTAATGAGAACAAAGGATGAGATGGAAGACAAGATCGAAATGGATTTAGAACAAGCGAAAGCACAGGTACAAATCAAGAACGAAGAAATAAGCGGAGGTGTTACCAGTGGTGATGCTGCCGGTGGTGGAACATCAGGATCAATGACCTTGCCAACTCCAATGAGATCCGGCAAGTATGCAGACTAAAGAAAAGCAAGATGAACTCCTCGCCTTATTTCTATTGTTCGCTAGCCAAGTTGAAGGCAGAATAGAAAAAGAGGTGCGCCCCATCTTGCGCCTCGCAATGTTGGAGCTACGCCAATTAGTAAACGAACTAAGCCCAGACGGACAATTCAGAATTTATGAGTGGCAACAAATCCAACCCCTAGCCCTACCAATCTTATCGACAATCTCTAGCGTTCTTCGGGTACAGATCCCGCCAGAACTAGAGGTAATAAGACCAAAAATACAAAAAGCAGCGGCAAAGTATGTAAACCAACCTGCTCCTGAGCCGGAGGTATTAAGTAATCAGGAATTACTTGAAAAGATAGTAATAGGAGGTGTGACATTGAACGCAATCTTAGGAACGCCGGGAACGGCTAACCGTCTCACCATAAACATGGCAAAAGATTTGGATAAGATGGTTCGCAATTCTTTATTTATGGAGTTACCTACAACTGAGATTGCTAACAAAGTAGTCCGATCCTTAGAACGTAACGGTCGAACAATCGCACAGATACGTCGAGGATCTTATGCCAACCAAATGCTCAACAGAACAAACAACACAATCACAGCCGCAGTCTGGGATGTGGCGAATAAGTCAGCCCGAGAATTATGGAGTGACATCGCAGCCCCAAACCAACAATGGATGTGGTTAGCAACATTAGAGAATACCTGTCCTATATGTCTCCCCTACCACCGCGTTCAAAAGAAGAATCTTAACGACTTTCCATTTTTACCTGCGGTGCATCCAAACTGCCGATGTGTTGTAGTTCCTGTAGTATGAAGTTACTTAGATAAGTAAGAACATGGCTTGTTGGTATCCATCTCCGTGGTGGCCGCGTTGGAAAACAGCCGAAGCAAAGGAAAGTACACCCAAAAAAGCCAGTAAGCCACGTAAACCAGCAACAAAAAAGAAAGAAGCAGTACCTAGTTAAGTATATTCAACCAAATTACGTATATAAGGGGTAGAATGTAGTCAACCTCTCGTTTTTGCATGTCTGAGGAAGCAGCGGTAGTTGAGCCAGTGGCCGACAACGCTAGTGAGTCCGTGACCGCTACACCCGCACCAATTCCACCCAACCCCCCTGTTAGTTCACCGGAAGGCAGTGCCTCTGAAGAATTACTACAGAAGAAATTAGGTTTCGCCAACTCTCAAGCTGCCAAAGCTAAGAAGGAAGCGGAACAGACAAAGAAGCAACTCGCAAAACTTCAATCCGAAGTATCACAGTTGCAGGAAACTCAACAAACGGCGAAGCGTGAAAACCTTGAAAGTCAAGGTGCTTACAAAGAACTATATGAAGCGGAGAAAGAGCGTTCCAAAACGCTTGAAACCCGCCTCCTTAATGAGACATCTGAGTTAAGAACTGAGTTGGAGTCTGTGACCCAATCAGCTAACACCGAACGTCTCAAATCCAGTTCTTTAGCAGCGATCTCACAATCCAACGCATTAAACCCAGAGCAAATGTATACGTTGCTCCAACCTTTATTGAGACAAAGTGACGAAGGTAATCCGACTGTGTTAAACGGGGGCGTTGAACAGAGTCTTAGTGAATACCTCGGCAATTTGAAGCAATCAAAGGATTGGCAACATCATTTCTCAGCGGGTGGAAGTAGAGGAATGGGATCAAACGCAGCGTCACCAAGCGTCGCACCCGGAATGACTAATCCCTACAAGCTAGGGAACATGACGGAAGCACTAAAGCTTGAAGCTGAGAATCCTGAACTAGCGCGAGTACTCAAAGCAGAAGCGCAACGAGGGTAATCACGGAAACTCTCGCAACCTAAAACATGGCTGCTCCATATCAAAATTACTCTGGGGGTACATTCCTCGGAGATCTAGTTACTAGACCAGAATTCTTGGGTTACGTCCAAGAGGACATTTACAACGCATGTAAGTTTGTTCAGTCCGGCGCACTTGTTCGTAACAGTGCATTAGACGCAAAAGCTGGCGGTGTAAAGGTCCAAGTGCCTTTCTTCAAACCCATTGCGCCAACTGAAGAAAGAATAACTTCAGCGAACAACTGGGGTACATCTGGAGCCGGTTATCTAACACCACAAAAGATCGAAGCTACCGATCAGATCATGCCGATCATCCATCGTGGTTTCTCTTATGCGGTAGACGATCTTTCAAGATTAGGTACAGGATCAGACCCAATGGGTGCTATCCGTAACCAGATTTCCCAAGCAATCAACAAGCTAAGAACAGCAACAATGCTGAACCAGCTTGACGGTATCTTTGGAACTGTCACCGGTAACGCAACAGACGCATCAAGTAATGCTGCTTCAACAGAAGCTAACTACTTATCTATATCTAACGTCATCAAGGCTAAAAACCTACTTGGCGAAAGATCTAGTGAGTTAAGTGTGATCGCAATGCACTCTGATGTATATGCGTATCTACAGCAAGCGGGTTCACTGCAATTCTCATCTACTGCCCTCGCAAGTTCAGGGGCAATAGTTTGGGGAGGCGGCGGGATTGGTCAGACACAGACTGAAGTTGCATACTTCAATGGTCTGCGTGTGATCCAAGATGACCTATGCGCTCCAACACTTAACGTAGGTGGTTCTGACCAGTATCCTTGCTACATCCTTGGTGCTGGCGCACTGAACGAAGGAGTTCAACAGGAGCTAAAAATTGAGTCTGATAGAAACATCTTATCGAAACAAGATGTCATCTCTCTTGACTATCACTACGGTTTCCACCTTGGCGGTACTAAGTACGGCGGTGCTGACAACCCAACGAACGCCAACTTAGCTAATAACGCTAACTGGACATTGGCTTACACCGAGCGCAAGATGGTTAACGCTGTGAAAGTTACAGTTAACACACCATTCTCAGTCAACAAAGCTTAATTGCTTTTTGTTTGAGGCATATAAGGAGGGGGATCTTCACACAGGTTCCCCTTTTTATTACATGTATTAAACTGAATTAAGTTACGTGAGGTAATCAAGTGATCTCGATGGTTCGCTTTTATCTCATGCCGCGAGAAGGAATACCTGACGACTGCTTACCTATGTATTACCCGTCAGTTGTTGATGTCAATTCCCACGATGCAAGAAAGACCAGACGCAGACTAAAAACCCAATATAAAAGTTTAGAAATCATCGCTGTTCCCCTCTAATGCCACTCCCCACATCTACAAGTTACGTCCCAAGGGCTGACGCAGATACGTACTTCGGTACTTCGTTTAATGACGCAGCATGGACAGCGTTAAGTGACGCACAAAAAGATTTAGCTCTCAAGGTAGCGACAAGAAACTTAGAAACCCTTCAATGGTTTGGAACAAAGTGCGCGGATGATCAGGCATTGCAATGGCCCCGAGAGGTAGCAGCCGACGGTTCTTGTGATGCCACCGTATGCACAACAGTCCCACCAAAAGTAGTTGAAGCCACTTGCGAACTAGCCCTCAAACTCCACTCCAATCAATCAGTCTTTATTGATGGCCCTGAGTCAACAACGACAGGCACTTACGTATCAAAAGAAAGACTAGGCGAGCTAGAAGTTGAATATGACGAATTTGATGGAGCTAAAAGCGTATCTACCGGTCCTAAGATCATCGTCTTATTCCCGTGGCTAAAAGAACTCCTACGTTGTTACGCAAAAGTAGGTAGTCAGTCCATCATGTTAGCGGTGAGATCGTGAGCAAAGTTGACGACGTATTTGGTCCTATCCCCGGCCCCCTAGTAACTAAGTGGGGTCAGTCAATGACATTTGTTCGTGTCAACGGAACGGGAGTTTATAACCAAGCAACCGGAGTTGTAACGCCAAACGAAACAAGCATCGCAGTTAAGGCAATCATTACGCAGGTCTTACCAACCGAAGTCGATGGGGTCTTGCAGATAAGCGATACCAAGATTCTTATTGATGCGGCTCAACTCGGCACAACATATATAAAGACTTCAGATAAATTCATTTATCAAGCCGAAGGCAGCAACGTAACTGCAAGTGTTGTCCGTGTCAGCACTACCCGAGGAGATAACCCTATCTTCTATACCTGTTTCGTTAGACCACAGTAATGGCGAAACCAATCTCACAACTTATCCCTGACTTTAGAGAAGCGTTAAAGGAAGGAATGGAGAAGGCGGCTGAGAATATTGTTGATGGTCTAATTGAGGACGGGCCTTATTGGGATGGAGTATTTGCAGCTTCGTGGATGGTCAAGAAAGGTAAAAGAGCAATCCCCGCTTATATCCCATCTGCATTCAAAAGATCAGCCGTAGCTCAGAAAAAACCATCTAGTTTTGATCACTTAATGCCGATGATTCCCGATAACGAAAATTTAGAGGGTTATACCATCGGCAATATGACTGAATATCGTGGTTATGCAATGGATTTACTGCCCACCACTGTTGGAAGACAAATGGGAAATGCACCTAATAAGACAGCTAGAAAAGACTGGTTTATCTTGTATGTGCAAGGTGGACGTATGCAAAAAAGATTTGATACAGCAATGACCAACGTATTTAAAAAGTACTAATGACTCTCCA